AATACCTTTTGGAGAGTGGCTACCTGATCAACCTAAACATTTGAATCCAGGTGCTAACGTAGCAACAAATGTATATTACGCATTAAATTCTTATAAAAGATTTCCTTCATTGGTAAGCTATAGTTCTAATAATATTGGAGCTGATGCTAGAGGTGGTGGATCTTTTAGAGATAATTCAGGTAATGTATTTAACTTTGTAGCTAAGAATACAGATATATATCAATTAGCTAGTGGTACATTTACTTCTAGAAAAGGATCTCTTACTGGAGGCAATACAGATTATTTTACATTTACTCAGTTTGGTAATCATATTGTAGCAAGTAATGGTGTAGATGCACCTCAATATTATCTAATGGGTACATCAACTAACTTTGCTAATTTATCTGCAATACAAACATCAGGAACTGTACCTACGTTTAGAGTATCAGGAGTTATAAGGGATTTTTTAGTTACAGGTAATCAACCTACAAATCAGAACAGAATACAATGGTCAGGTATTAATGATATTACTACTTGGCAATCAGGAACTAAACAAGCTGATCAACAAGATCTACCAGGTTCAGGTGGTGAGATTGTTCATATAACTTCAGGTGAATATGGATATGTATTTAGACAAAATCAGATTATCCGTATGGACTATGTAGGTGGTGCAACAGTATTTAGATTATCAGTTATATCTCCTAATAGAGGAGCTGTTTATGGTAAGACTGTAGCACAAGATAATAGACGAGTTTTCTTTTATGCTGATGATGGATTCTTTGAAATACAAGGAGATAATGTTATTGGTATAGGAGCAGAAAAAGTAAATAGATTTTTTGATCTTGATTTAAACAAAGCATTTACTGATAGAATATGTGCAGCTGTAGATCCATTTAATCAGTTAGCTATGTGGTTATATCCATCAACACAAAATCAAGCTAATACTACAGGTATTTGTGATAGAATTTTGATATATAACTATTCTACTAAAAAATGGTCATTGGCAGATACAGATGCTAGTTTTATATTTAGTCAGTTTGTAGGAGCTTATACAGTAGAGCTTATGAATACTATCTCTGAGAACCTAGAAAACATCAATATTGCCTTAGATACTGACTTTTGGAATGGTGGACAGAGGTTTTTAGGAGCTATAAATAACTCTTACGAAGCTGCAATTTTCAGTGGAACTCAAAATATTTCTGAGATAGAGACTTCGGAAGTTGAGATATTTCCTGGTCATAGAGCTTCTATAACTGGTGTTAGACCTATAGTAGATGCTCAGGCTACAGTAACTATCAAGACTAGAGATAGATTAGCAAATGCTACTACAGAATCTAGCTCAGCGACTATGACAGATAGTGGTATCAATCCTGTTAGACAATCAGGAAGATACTTCAGAGCAAATGTCAAAGTACCAAGTGGTACGATATTTAATCATGGTCAAGGGATAGATATAACAGCTGTTAAAGCAGGTAGAAGATGATGAAGTTCATTTTAGGTTTGATAGAAAAGTATTCATCTAAGCTAAATGTTTGGGCTTGGAACAAAAGATGGAATAAACGTGACAGACAAAACTGATATAGATAACGTAAGATATAGTTTCGAAACACAAGAGTTTTTTCAAAGACAAATTGAAGAAGCTATTAACACATTAATTAACGAAAAAAATACAGAAAACAATAAAGCATTTGCTTGGTTTATGGGAGAATAAATGGCAGGTATAAAAGATTATAGCACTACGGCAGGTAATAATACATCAGTAGGAGGTGTGTCTATTGCAGAAGGTATGTTGCCTTCTAACATTAATAATGCATTTAGAGCCATAGCTGCTGACGTAAGAGAATGGTACAATGATTCACAATTTGTAATCTATGGTGATGGTGATGGAGCGCATACATTTACTTATGTTAGTGCAACAGCATTTAGAGTAGATGGTGCAAACGTAACTTCAGTTTATCATGCAGGACGTAGAGTAAAAGCAGTTGGATCTTCAACAGGCACAATATTTGGAACAATATCTAGTTCATCTTTTTCAACTAATACAACAGTAAATGTAACTTGGGATTCAGGATCTTTATCAAGTGAAACTCTAGTTATATACCTTGCAGCATTATCTAAAACAAATGATTCAATTCCTGAAGATTCTATTTCATCAGCTAAATTAACTTCAGACTCAGTAACAACAGCAAAAATTACAGATGCAAATGTTACTGCTGCTAAACTAGCAACCAATGCAGTAGAAGCTGCTAAGATTAATGCTAATGCAGTTACTGAAGGTAAAATAAATGCTGGTGCTGTAACAACAACTAAGATTGGTGCAGACGCAGTTACAGGTGCTAAAATTGCAGATGATAGTATTGATTCAGAACATCTTGTAGATGGATCTATTGATACAGCTCATCTTGGTGATAATCAAGTTACAGCTGCTAAAATAGCAGATTCAGTTATTGTTACTAATTCAGAACAGTCAGGATCTACACCTGATGATGTTTCATTTTTTACAACGTCAGCTTCTGATGGTAGATATTTTAGACAAGATTCAACAGAGACTATTTCATCAGGCGATACTTGGTCATCAGATAATGCTAGAGTAGCAACGACAGCAGCTATTGATGCTAGAGTTATAGATCTAGTAGATGATGTAGGTGGCTTTGTTCCAATAGCTAATGAATTGGCTTTTCCAAATGCTAACCCTGATGTAAATAATGGAGCAGGTACGCTTGTAAGTATTAAAGCTTTATCTCAAAATTACACATCAAGTGGTAGTGGAGTTATCACTATTGCTAATGGAACAGTAGGTAATTCTACAGTTACAATTAATGGAGCAGATAATAGTACAACTTACAATTCAGGATTTGGATTAATTGTAGAAACAACTACAACATTAAATACTTACACATTTCATAGATTAGTTCCAAAAGCTACAGAAGTTACAACAGTAGCAGGTAAAGCTACTGAGATTGGTAGATTAGGTACTGCTGATGCAGTATCAGATATGAACGTATTAGGTACAACACAAAATGTATCTGATATGAATACACTTGCTGCAATTAGTGGACTAAGTTCATTAGCAGCTAACTCAGCTAATGTTACTACAGTTGCAAACAATTTAAGCTCAGTAAACAATTTTGCTGAAGTATATAGAATAGCATCTTCAGCTCCTACTACATCATTAAACGTAGGAGACTTATATTTTGATACAACAGCTAATGAATTAAAAGTTTATAAATCATCAGGATGGGCAGCTGCTGGATCATCAGTAAATGGAACTTCTGCTAGATTTAAATACACAGCTTCAGGTGGTCAAACAACTTTTACTGGATCAGACGATAATGGAAATACATTAGCTTATGATGCAAGTTTTATAGATGTATATTTAAATGGTGTTAAATTAGTTAATGGTACAGACGTAACAGTTACTTCAGGTACATCAGTAGTTTTAGCATCAGGTGCTACTGCTGGTGATATTATAGATATTGTTGGATTTGGTACATTTAATGTTGCTGCTATTGCAGCTTCATCTATTACATCAGGAACAATGTCAGATGCTAGATTGCCAACTACAATGGCAACTAAAACTTTAACTGATGCTACTATTACAGCAGCTTATGGTGGATTAACTGCCAAAGGTGATGGATCAAGTAATGCTGGTTACATACAATTAAACTGCCATGCCAATTCACATGGTATCAAGCTAAAATCTCCGCCACACTCGGCAGCTCAAAGTTACACTTTAACTTTTCCATCAAGTATTACTAATGGTTATTATTTAAAAACAGATGGTTCAGGTAATTTATCTTTTGCAGATGTACCTCAACCTACAATACCAACAGTAGCAGATGTATCTCAAACGATTGCACCAGCTACAGCTACAACAATAAATATTACAGGAACAAATTTTTCAGGAATACCAATAGTAGATTTTGTTAAGACAGACGGAGCTGTTACAAGAGCTAATACAGTTAGTTTAAGTAATGCAACAACTTTATCTGTAAATGTTACATTAGCATTAGGATCTTACTATGTAAGAATAGAATTAGAAAATGGTAGAGCAGCAAGAAGTACAAATGCAATAATTACTGCAAGTACAGCTCCTTCATTTTCAACTGGAGCTGGATCTATTGGAACAGTTGGTGCAGGAGAATCAGTATCTTTATCTGTTGCTGCTACATCAGACTCAACAATAGCATTTAGTGAAACAACAAGTGTATTAACATCTAATGCTAATACACCAGCTGCTACTATGAATTTAACTTTAAATTCTAGTACAGGAGCAATAACAGGAACAGCACCTACGCCTTCAGATAGTACAACATATAATTTTACGCTTCGGGCAACGGATGCAGAATCGCAAACAGTAGATAGAGCATTCTCTATAACTGTATCAGTAGGAGCTTCAGGAGGGGCAATGTTTAACTAATGACAACATCAGTAGGAAGAAATTCAGGTAGCACAGCTACACCAACAAAAGCAACTTTTTCATATTGGTTGAAAGGTTCACATGATGGAACACAACAAGGTATTTGGGGTTGGCATAGAGGTAATGATGCATCTAATTTTTGGTTAGGTGTTTATTATTCAACTAATGGATCTATGTATTTTAATTGGAAACAAACAAGTTTAAGTGTTACTTTAGGAACTACACAAAAATTTAGAGATCCCACTGCTTGGGCGCATCATGTTATTGCTATTGATACTACACAAGGTACAGCAGCAGATAGAGTTAAATGGTATATTGATGGAGATAGAGTTACAAGTTTTGAAGATAGTTTAGATACTATTTCACAAAATACAACTATTTTAAACTGGAGTAATTCTCAAGATAAAATGGAAATAGGAACGTGGTATCAAGCTAGTGCTGCAAAGAATTTAAATAATCATTGTATATCACATTTTCATATGACAGATGGTTATGTTTATGATGCTTCATCTTTTGGATCGACAGATTCTACAACTGGTACTTGGAAGATAAATACTGTACCAAATGTAACTTATGGAAATGAAGGTGGATTTTGGTTTAAAGATGATGGTGCTTTAACTGATAGATCAGGTGCTGGTAATAATTTTACATTAGATCAAGGAACACTGACTACAACTCAAGATAATCCTAGTAATAATTTTGCTGTAATTAACTATTTAAATCCAAATGCAGGTGAAAATATTGCTTTTTCTTCAGGTAATACTTCAATCAATAGTACAGGAGGCGCACATAGAAATGCTCCTGCATCTATTTATTTACCATTAGGAAATGGAAAATTTTATTGGGAAATGAAAGTAGATAGAATGTCTACTCATGTCAAAGTAGGTCTTGTTTATGATGAGTGGTCTAAATTAAACAAACCAACTCCAGGAGAAGAACATTCAGGAAGTAATGAAGGTTATGCATATAGAAATGATGGACAAAAAGAAAACAATGGTACTTCATCATTTGGTAATAGTTATACTGTAAATGATATTATAGGTATAGCTTTTGATACTGAAAATAGAAAATTATACTATTCTAAAAATGGAACTTGGCAAAACAGTGGTGATCCTACAAGTGGATCGACTGGAACAGGTGCAGCATTTACAGTTGCTTCAGGTTATACTTATGCACCAATAGTAAACTTATATAATGCAGATGTTTCATTTAATTTTGGAAATGGCTTTTTTGGAAGTACAGCAATAGCTTCTGAAGGAACTAATGCATCAGGTCTTGGTAAATTCGAATATGATGTACCTGCTGGTTATACTGCAATTTGTACGAAAGGACTAAACGAATAATGGCTTATACAACTATAAATAAATCTACAGATCATTTTAATACTGTTAATTGGACTGGAACTTCAAGCTCTCCTGTTAATGTTACAGGCTTTGGACATAATCCTGATATAATATGGAATAAATATGCAGGAGGTGCAGGCGATCATCAACTATACGATGCTGTAAGAACTGCTACTAAAATGATTGTACCAAATAGTCAAAATGCTGAAAGCACTAATTCTAATGGTGTTACAGCTTTTATCTCTGATGGTTTTACAGCAGGAAGTGATATAAATGTAAATGGTGGAGCTTCTATAGCTTGGGGTTGGAAAGCTAATGGTGCAGGTTCAGCTAATACAGATGGTTCTATAAATACAACAGCAACTTCTGTTAATACAACAGCAGGTATTTCAATTTGTAAATACACTGGTACAGGTGCAAATGGAACAGTAGGTCATGGATTAAGTTCAGCACCAAGATTAATAATTTTTAAAAATTTAGATACATCAACAGCTTGGGATGTTTTCTTTCATAATGTTGGTCAAGGAAGAAGATTGTTTCTCGATCAGTCTGTATCTTTCAATACTGCAACAAACTATATGAATGATACATATCCAACATCCACTGTTTTTAGTGTAGGTAATGCAGACAATACAAATAAGTCTGGCTCACCAATGATTGCTTATTGTTTTACAGATGTAGTAGGATTTAGTCGAATTTCTGCATGGACAGGAAATTCTGATGCAAATGGCCCATTTGTTTACACTGGCTTTAGACCAGCATTTATTTTAAGTAAGAATCAAAATAGAAATGAAAATTGGCTTATTCATGATAATAAAAATGATACACTTAATCCTGTTACAAAAAAATTATCACCAAATGATAACTCAGCACAAAGTGATAATACTGCCTTTTCAATAGATTTTCTTTCTAATGGTTTTAAAGTTAGAACAGCAGATACAGCTTTAAATCAACAAGATGAGTTATATGCATATGCAGCATTTGCAGAAGCTCCATTAGTAGGATCAAACAATATTTGTACAACATCGAGGTAATATGACAAAAGCAAGAAAATTAGCAGATTTAATAGATTCAAATGGTGATGTAAAATCAGCAAACTTAGATAATGTACCTGCTGTAGATTTAACTAATTTAAGTGCAAGTAACTTAACTTCAGGAACTATACCTGATGCTAGAGTACCTGCTTCAGCAGTACAACAACATGCTACAAGTTTTGATGATAATAAAATTCAAACTAACCTTGCTTTGTTAGGATTTAAAACTGCAACTGTAGGTTCACTTGCTACATATAGTCTCCAAGATCAATCAATAGATGAATTTACAGATGCTACAGGAATAAATAGTTCAGCATCAACAAATGCTAATGTTACAGGAAATGAAATTTCAGGTGGAGTTGCACCTAGTGTTACGCATGATGCTGATACTACAGGTACAGACGGAATCCATACTTGGTATAGATGGACAGATACTTCATCTACAGGTTCTTATAGTCAAAACACATCACAAGCAGTAGACTTTCTTGTTGTTGCTGGTGGTGGGCCAGGTGGATTTGCTGAACCAGGCGGTGGTGGAGGAGCAGGAGGTTTACGAACTTCTTATGGCTCAACATCAGGCGGTGGTGCTTCAGCAGAATCACAATTAACTTTAGGTGCTAATACATCATACACAATTACAGTTGGTGCAGGTGGTGCTGCTCCTACTGCATGGTCACAACATCATGGTTCACAAGGTGGTGCTTCATCAATTTCAGGTTCAGATATTACAGACATTACTACTGTTGGTGGTGGTGTTGGTAATGGTTATGAATATTCAACACACTCATTAGACAATGGTGGATCAGGAGGTGGTGGTGGTGACCCTAGTGGCTCAATGGCTACTGGAGGAACTGGTACTGCCAATCAAGGTTATAATGGTGGAAACGCAGGAACTGACACTGGTAGTGATAGTACACAAGCTGGAGGTGGCGGTGGAGGCGCTGGTGGCGCTGGAGGAAATGGATCAACTGGATCATCAGGATATGGTGGTACAGGTGGAGCAGGATTAAATATAAGTATCACTGGCTCATCAGTAGGATATGGTGGTGGAGGCGGAGGCGGACACACACCTAATGGAAGTACAGCTACGCATGGAGGCGGAAAAGGCGGAAATGGTGGCGGTGGTTTTGCCAATGGAACTGATGGAACTGGGGGAGGCGGTGGAGCAGCTTACTTCTCAGACGGAAACGCTGTAGGTAGAGGTGGTCACGGTGTTGTAATTTTAAGAAGATTAACTAATTCTGCGGTATCTAATATGACTGCTGTATCAAATGCTGTAACTGCACAATCTCAACCATCATCATCAGATTTCATAATGTTGATGGAAAATAAAACAGGAACTGCAACTATAAATACTGATATTAAAGCATTTGTTTCAAGAGATAATGGAAGTACTTTTACACAAGGAACTTTAGTAGATGAAGGTACTTACGCAACAAATACAAAAATATTAGCTTTTCACGATTTAGATATTTCATCACAACCAAGTGGAACTCAAATGGTTTATAAGGTACAAACTTTTAATCAGGCTAGTGGTTCAAAAGTAACAGCTGTAAAAGCAGTATCTTTAGGTTGGAAATAATATGGCCAATATATACAAAAATGCAATGTTTGATCTAACAACGACAAACAAAACAACTGTTTATACTTGTCCTAGTAATAGAACTGCATTAATTAAATCTATACAAGTTACTAATATATCATCAGGAGCTATTGAAGTAGAAGCATTTACAACAGACTCATCTAATTCTGATGCAGAACACGAAATAGGTCATATAAGTTTAGCTGCAAAGACCATTGATAACCTAGCAAAAAGTGTTATTGTTTTAGAATCAGGAGATGTTTTAAAATTAAAGGCAGCATCTGCTAATAACATAGCTGGTATTATAAGCTATATAGAGATATTTGACGAAAAGTCTGCATGATTGAATTGGTATATATACCTGAAGATATGGTCGATGATGCGTGGAAACACGTTGAAAAAGACATTGCTGATGCATTAGCAAGATCTAATGGTTATGCTTTATCCAGTAATATTAAACAATGGATTAAAGAAAAGAAAATGCAGCTATGGATGCTTTGGGATAAAGACAATAAAGAAGCTCCATATTATGGTGTTGTAGTTACAGAGATATTACAAAGACCATTAAAAAGATGTTTGAACATTAGAATAATGACAGGACATCATAGAGAAAAGTGGCAACACTTAATTAAGAATATAGAAAAATTTGCTTGGGATAATAAATGTGATTCTATGGAACTCATTGCTAGACCAGGTTGGCAAAAAGTACTTAGTAGATTTGGTTATAATAGAACTCATGTCTTACTAGAAAAAAATAAAAAGGAGAAAAAATAATATGTCATTTGGAGGAGGAAGTAATTCAGGTGGTGGTGGAACTACTATACAAAGTAGCGAACCATACGCACCAGCTCAACCAGCTTTAAATCAGATTATATCTGATGCTAGTGCTATTTATGGTCAAGGGCCACAATACGTTGCCCCTACGACTCAACAAATGCAAGGTTTAGCTGCACAAGAAAATATTGCTAATTTAGCAAATACTCAAATTGCAGATACAATATCAGGACAGTATTCTAATCCATTTTTATCTCCATTAATTGCAGACGTAGCATCAAGTGCTTATACAAATGTTGCACAACAATTTAGTGGTGCAGGTAGAACACCTGGAAGTCCTATGTCTCAACAACAAGTAGTAAGTCAATTAGGAAAACAAGCTTTACCTTTAGCATTTCAATCATATGAAAATGAAAGAAATAGACAGTTACAAACTGCAAGAGCAGTACCTAGTTTAACTTCTGTTGGTCAAGAATTAAGAGGATTACAACAAGAACAAAATTTAGCTCCATATCAAAACTTACAAAGATTTGCTAATGTAGTTACACCTATCGCATCAGGATTCCCTGTATCACAAGGAACACAATCATTTGAATCTAATCCAATAGGTATGGCAGCTGGAGGTGCATTAACAGGTGCTGCTATTGGTGATATGATGAACAGACCTGGTTTAGGTGCTGCTATAGGTGGAGGCTTTGGATTACTAGGAGGATTGTTATAATGTCTAGTGGAGGTTCAGCAGGAGATGCAGGTAGCACTTCTCAAGAAGCTGCAAACTTTGAAGATTACAATACTTCTACAGATCTAGTAGATTCATCAGTATCAATAGATGAATTTGGCACAAGTCCTTCAAATAACACAAGTACCACAAGTTCCACATCTAACACAGGATTTGAAGAATCACCTGAAATGGGTGGTAATAGAACAAGTACCACAACTACCACAACTACCACAGATTCTGATGGTGATGATATTGATTCACAATATGTTACTGGTAAAGAATTTAATGTAACACCTGTAAATCAACCTAGTGTAATTGATTATGCTAAAGATGAATTTAGAAAACAAAATTTATTTAAAAAAGGCACTACTGTTAAAGGTTTATTAAATTTTAATACATTAGAACCAGTTACTACAACTATTGGTTTACTTTATGAAGGAGCAAAAGCTAAAAGAGAAGCTGAAAAAAAAACTGAACCAACTCTTGCTACAGGTGAAGATGGTATAGGAGAAGGTGATTATCAATCAACTGTTGCAGATTGGGCAGAGTCTAGAGGCTTAACTAATGATTATTCATCAGAAGATTTAGAAACTCAACGTAGTATAGATCAACAGGCATTTGATGCAGGATTTAGAACACAAGAAGCTAAAGATATGAATTTAACAGGAGGTGATAATAATAATCCACCTACTGTAACAACTGGTGATAATGATTATGCAGTTGCTCCTAGTCCTTTTAAAATAGTAAATACACAAGGAACAGGATTACCTGATCCATCTAATTTTATATATAATTATGTAGGATCAAAACAAAATATTCTAGACTTATATGATAATGTACAGAATGTTTTATATAAACCACAAACAAATAATGGATTACTTGCAGTAAGCGATAGTCCTTATTATGATTTTTTAAAAACAAGAAACTTAGATAGGAGAATATTATAATGTCATTTTTTGAAAATTTAAGAAGAAAAGCTACAGGTATATTAGGTGATGCAGGAGATCCTATGGGCGAAGCTTCTATGGATGTTAATTACGATCCTAATCAAACTTTTACTTCACCATATTTTGGTAAAGAAAGAAGAAACCCAAATTCAGGATTAAAAGAATTTCAACCTGTGCCTTTTAAAATAAATGCAGAAGGTAAAAAAGTAGCTGCTGATGGATCTTTAGCAGGTATGATAAAGCAAGGACAAACTAGTTCTTCTAGAGCTGCTGGAGCTGAAGGTCTTGGTATAAATAATGATCAAGCTAAAAGATTTTTTGGTATGGATCTAGCTGGTATACGATCACAATGGAAAGACAAAGGTGGCTTTGAAGCACTTATGGCTAATCCAATGTTTACATTAGGACTAGGATTAATGAAATCATCTGCTACAGGACAACCTATGTCTCAATCATTATTAAATAATGCAGTTACAGCTGGTGCAATATCAGGTGAATATGCAGAGAGAATTAAGAAAAGATCAGAAGTATTAGCTCCTGTTACTGAAGAACAAAGAGATGAAGTAGCAGCAGTTCTTGCAGAAGATAATTATTACAAACCTAATTTCTTAGATAAAATGAAACGAGGTAATCAATCAGCTAAATATAGAGAAGCTCTTGATACTATTTATGACAGAGCAGAAAAGATTGCTAAAAAAGAATCTAAGAGTGGTAAGTCTGTAAGATTTGGTAGAGTACATATTAGAAAAGCAATTAAAGAATTAGAAGCAAGTGGTAAGCTTAAGAAAAGAGATCCATCATTCTTTGGTATTATTAGTGGTACTGTTGAAGCAACAGGTAAAATTGATGGTGCTAGAGAAATGGGTGGGCCAGTTACACAAGGCAAAAATTATTTAGTTGGTGAAGCTGGGCCTGAGATTTTTACACCTAAAGCTACTGGTAAAATAGTAAGCAATGATGATAGCAATGTAGTAAATATGCTATTAGAAGCTAACCCACAACTAAAGAACGTATCTTTAGAGAGAGCTACTAAAATATTAAAAAACAGATTCCCTGATTACTTTTAAGGAGATAACATGAAAATAAGTTGGTCAAAATTTAAAGGAGTTATAAAACTTCCTGCACAAAAAGCACCTACTAAAAAGGAGTTTACACCTGAAGGTTTTAAACTTAGATTGGAAAAAGCTAGAAAAATAGCTAGAGGTGTTGAGGCAAGAAGTCATAGAGGTTTAACTAAAAAAGTAGAGTCTGCTTTTTCTAAAAGTATGAGTAAACCTATTAAAGCTAATCAAGGTACAAAATTAATTAAACAAAGAACTAGAGCTTTAACTTCAGCATTTAAACTATCTTTAAAAAGAGGATCTGCTGCTGGAGAAAGAGCTGCTGTTAAATTAGGTTTAGGTAAAGGTGTTTTAAAATCAGGTGCAAAAGACAGACCTGCAAAAATTTATAAAAAGAATTTTGGTTTATCTGATAGAGAATCTAGAGAATTAGGTTTTCCTCCTAGAGATCCACCATCAGAAGCTAAAAAAGCTTTATTTAAAAAATCTGTAAAATTTGAACCAACTAACAAACCTATGTTTATACTTAAACAAGGTAAAGTAAAACAAATAGATAGATTTAAAGCTGTTCCAGGTACTTATTTTAGACCAAGCACACAAAGATTTGAATTAAGAAAAAAACCTAAAAAGAGAAAATAATGGCAAATGGATTTAAACTTGATGATGTAAATCTCAAGGATCCAGTTGTTGATATTAGAGATCCATTAAGAGATCCTTTACAATCTAATATTAAAAAACCACCTGGATTCTTTTCATCATTAAGAAACCCTTTAGAACTTATATTTGAAGAATCATTACCTGCCTCACTCTACCAATGGCTTACAGGTAATACTAAGAAGAAACAAGCTGAAGAAGCTTTACGTTTCTTACAACGTAATCCTGATCGTTACTGGACTGGTCAATACAAAGAAGCTAAACGTATCTATGATAAGTTTGGTTATCTTATAGAAACTGGAGAACAGAAGTTTGGATTTGATGAAGTTGTAAAACTAGCAAAAAAACATCCAGGAGTTATGGGTGCAGAGCTAGTAAATATGATTATTGCAGATGCATACCTACTAGCAGTACCTAGTGTATTTTTTACAAGATTAGGTAGGGGGGTAGTAAATGCAACTCGTACTAAATACTCAAAAAGATTTAAGTACGTAGATGACAAGTTTAAAGAAAATTATCGTAAAGATATTAAGTATGGTGCAGCAGCTGCACTATTTACACCATTGGCTTTCTCTACAGGATTACAATTAGGAGAAAGAGGTGAGATCTCTTTAGGTAGGACTACTACAGAAACAACTATTGGAGCTACTGCTGGATTAGTACTAAGTACTATATTTGGTGGCATACCAGCTCTAGCAGCAAGAGATCTTAATATTCCAGAACCTAAAGTTAGACAGGCCTTTGTAAATGCTACAAAGAATATGAAGCCTGATAAACTATTAGAACTTACACCTGATGGTGATAGAGTAGCTACACGTGCTTTAATAAAAGAATTAAGAAAACAATATAAAGATGTATCTGTTGAAGAATTTAATAGACTAGCAGCTACAATGAATATTGCTTTAGCTGAACCTATTGAAAAAGGTTTAGATATGGCAAAAGCTACAGCATTTAAAGCTGCATCATTTGGAGCTATAGGAGCTACTGCACAATTTCTTACAGAACCCAAAGACAAGCTAAAAGAATCAGCTATAGGATTTGGTGTAGGTGCAGGTATATATCTTGCAGGTAAAGGTCTATTTAAATTAATGAGAACCTTGCCTGATGAGTTTGAAACTAAAAGTATTAAGTCTATTGAGAATGCATTAGATGCTGCACATGTTTATAATAATAAACTTACAAGTACAGCTATACCATTAGTTAATAGAATAAAAGAATTTTTACCTGATGATACTTCTAGATCTAAAGTATTTCATTATATACAAGGCACTAAAGTAAATAAAAATCTTAAGTTTGATCTTAATGGTAAACAAATAACAATCAAAGATCTTACTAAACGAGAAAGACAAGCAGCTTTTTATATAAGAAAAACATTAGATGATCTTTATAAAGAAGTAGAAAAATTAGATCCTACTCTACTTAACGCATACAGAACAAATTATTTACCTTTGTTATGGGATCAATTTAGTCGTGAGCCACTTGTGTTTGCAACTAAGTTCCAAGAAAAAGTTACTGGTTTATCAGGTGTTACAAGATTTGGTAAACAAAGAACATTTGCAGATATTAATGAAGGTTACAAAGCAGGTTATACTCTTAAAAAAGGTATGGATGATCCTGCTGAATTATTACGTATTTATACTACAGCATTAAACAGAGCATTAGTTACAAGACAAATGATCAAGTATCTAACAGCAGCTGAGTATAGTCCTGTAGTTGTACCTGTTGGTCAAGGATTTACAGCAAAGTTACCTTTGATGATAAACAATACTAGACAAGCTGGTACTTATGGTAGATTTTTAGGTTCACATTATACAAAGTTTGATCATCCTTTCTTAGGTAAAAGAGATCAAGTATATATTATGCGTGGCACAGAAAAGTCATTGCGTATGGTATTTGATGCTACTACAGAAGGTGAACTGATGGCAGGTATCTTTACTACTAATCTAATGATGAAAAGATTAGCTGTAGGTTTTTCTTTCTTTCATGCAGGAGCTTTAGCTGAAAGTATGGTATTTGCTGGTGTACCTATGAAAGTAACTGGTAAATTTATTAAACAAGCTTTTAGTAGAAAAGGCACTGAGATAGAAGAACTTATAAATAATCCAGGTAAATATCTTACAGAGTTTACACATGCTAACCAAGCAATTAAAGACGCTGGATTTAATGATGTAGTAAGATTTGCACAAGCTAATAGATTAACAATATCAACACCTGAAGATGTTGGCTTTGATAGATTCTACGCACAAATGCGTAAGTTTGATAGATTATTAAAACATCAGTTTGGTATTAAAGCAGGTGAAAAGGTAGAAAACGTATTTAAGTTTTTTGATAAAATTACATGGGATCGTATCTTTACTCATGCAAAACTATATACATTCTTAACACAATTAAACAAAACAATAGATCCTGCTGTAGATAAAACACAAGCACAGATCTATCGTAAAGCTAGACTAGCAGCACAATTTACAAATGATGCTTTTGGTGGTCAAGATTGGTTTGCTTTAACTAGAAGAATACAAACACCAATATTTAAAAAACTAGCACAAACTACATTCCAACCAGGATCTAGAGGATACTTACAGTTAATGCTCTTTGCACCTGATTGGACTATATCTAACTTACGTATTATTGGTAAATCATTACCAGCATTTGAAAATGCAACAGATGCTAGACGTATGTATGGATATTACTTTGCTAGAGCTGCACTAATATATGCAGTAGCTGGTAGTGTATTAAACTATGCTTTCTCAGGCAAATCGATATTAGAAAACAAAGATCCTACTAGGATAGATCTAGGTAATGGAGATGTACTTACATTTTCTAAACAACTTATGGAACCTTTTCATTGGATTACAGATCCACAAAAAACAGGACTCAAAAAGATTGGTTCTTTACCTAGAACTCTAACAGAAATTATGACTAACAAACAATACTTGACGACTGGTTGGTCACCTAGTATTACAGTCAAAGATGATACTGCTATTGAAAAAGCCTTGAAAATAGGTGGTCAAGCAGGACAACGATTCTTACCTATATGGCTACAAAGTAGTGTAAGATCTATACAAGAACAGCTTGAAGCTGGTAAGATACCATCTGATATAGCTGCTGATGTAGCATTAGATTTCGTATTAGGACAGTCAGGTCATCCAAGATATAAAGGGCCAAGATATACACAATATAAACTAGGAGGTCTTGTAAGAAATCCTTATGAGACATTATTTTAATGGAAGAAGATAAAATACAGCTAGAAATAGTTGAAGTTAAAGGCGATATTAAAGTACTCTATAACAAAATAGATACAATAGAAAATAATCACTTAGCTCACATCAAAAAAGATATAGATCGTATTCTTTATATCCTTTCTGCTGTAGGTCTAGTGGTTCTTGGTGAACTATTTGTATTACTAAACAAGGTGCTTTAGTGAAGTTTTTATTAGTAGTAACTGTATGCTCTTGGGCTAAAATGGAATGTGGCGAAGATAGGAATATTGGTGTTTACAATAATTACTATGATTGTGCTACTGCTGGATACTTAAATTCTATGCAGATTACACGTGATTTTGGAAAAGAAGCTGTAGAAAAATTAAAAATTTCTGTACAGTTTGATTGCGTAAAAGCAACGAATACATAGTTTTACCTAGCACTATACTTCTAGTAATAATTGTAGTACAGATTTAATATGAACAAATCAATATTAATTATTTCAGATACACATATTCCGTATCATCATCCTGATTTGCTTCCATTTTTAAAAGACTTAAAAGAAATTTATAAACCTGATAGGGTTATTCATATAGGCGATGAAGTAGATAAACAT